CAATACGCTCGAGTTGATTCAATAATGTATGAATCTTTAATAAATGGATCCTGAAATTGAATATCTTGAGCTTGCATTGGATAGCGCAGACGCCTCAGCTGCTGGGGGTGAGGTCTGGAGAAATTCATCGAGCCCTGCTAACCAACTTATTTTTTCATGGCCAAAATTTGCCGCAGCTGACGAAATTAGCGCATAGCCGGATTTTAAAACGCCTGTCGCCGTGTCAGTGGGCGATAAATCACCATCGCCATTTTGATAGCTCGTGTAATTCGCGTAGCAAAACGCTCTGATTGCGTAATTAGCGTGACCAGCATCTAGCTCAGACGAGTAGAACCGACAGCCTCTAATGATAATTGATCGGCAGATAGCGCCAAAATCTATTGCTGCAAAATCCCAGTTCTCAAAGTAGCAATTCTCGATTAGCACGCCCTCGGCAGTATTAAAGCTAAGTGGAAGCTGGTCTGACCATCTGCCGCTACTGCCAACATTGAAATCATTACTGCTGAGGAATCTAAGCCCCTGAATAATCACGTTTCGCACTGTTGTTGTCGATGCGCTATACATGCCGTGCACATCAAGCGCTGCATTTCCAAATTGCATCAATCCAAACGCTGTACTGCCAATTTCAGATCTGAGCGCGCTATTCATGCCGATCAGTGCCAAGTTTTCGCAGTTTACAAAAGTTCCAACTCTAGTTGAGCATAAATAAGTTGGAGCTGAGAAAACAACAGCACCACCGCCGGCCGCAATCACAAAATCAATTGCCGCTTTTATTGCTGGAGCGTCATTAGCTACGCCGTCGCCGACAGCCCCAAATTGCTCCGGTGTTACCGCCGCAGCTGATAGCGAATCAACAACAGAAACGGTCACTGAGTCACTTGTTATCTGGCACGATCCGCGCGGCAATCTAGCGCCAGCCGCAGCCGTCGTTTTTGCTGTGATATAAAAAGCGCCCGCGCAGTCGTTTATGATCGCCCAATCGCCTGAAATTGCAGGAAAAATCAGATTTAGATTTGTTGTTAGCGTTCCGGTGATTTTTATAATCGGCAGGCCGTATTGAGCTGGCGTTAGTGTCACATGCGAGCTAGTCATTGCGATGCTAGCAACTCCATGCGAAAAATCCGGCACCCAGCCAGCGGCGGCGGCGCCGGAATCTGCGGGGTCGGTTTCGTTATCATCAGCAGTATTTAACCAATAGCCCTGTGCGTCATCGCGCATAACCCGAGCGCCAGCGGGATAGCCTCCAACCAGCGGATCTGTAGCAAAATCAGCATCGTAAGGAAAGCCCGCGCCCGCCGTTTGCCACCGGCAGATTGCGGAAATGGCGTACAGAATGCCATTCATGTCGAGGCCAAACGGCGGAATGCCACCTGCCGCGGTCGGGATTCGAGTCACGGGAGGGAAGCCATCGGTCAGTGACGCCTTGCCGCCAGTGATGCCGATTTGGCTTTCTGTTGGTATCGCGTTGCGCCCGCCGTCCTCGGCGAATGGTATGAGTAATTTGCTGGGGATATCAGATGATTGCATTTATTTGGCCCTCGTCAAAAAATGTGCCACAGTCGAACGGCTGGCCGCCAGCCTCAGCGAAGCCAAAAGTCTCGTTGGGAATTGATATAGAAATAGCCGACACGCCGGCTGGCCGTGGCAGCGCCCCAGAGCGCGTAATGATAGCTAGATCAACCGGTGTTAGCGCAAACTCAAAAACGTAGCGCATGGCCATACTGCCTAGATCGTTGACGTAGCAGCGGCCGCGCTCAGAAAAAAGGTTGCTAATCAGCTGGTTAATAGCAGCAGCGCTACATGACGAGATATTCGACAGCGCCTTGGTCATGATTAGCTGTCTGTATGCGTCATCGCTCAGAGTGTAAACGTCAGTGTCTGGAGTGATGCCGGAAAAAAACGTACCAACATCAAATTCCAGAGAATCTGGCAGAGCCTCAGCAAAGCCGAAATTTTCATAAATCGGCGGCAGTGACAACTCACGCGCAACGCCGACTATTCGCCCCCAGATATCCAATCCAAAACCCTGAGCTGTCGATACATCAAAAACGAAGCTAAAAAAGTTGTCAATGTCTGCTCGTGGGTCTATATACTCGTCAAAATTCCTTACGAGCTGCGTTAGTGTCGGGCTATTCGCATACTGACTAATGATTGTTTTTTCTATGCTGATCATAGAGTCACCAGCGTCACAGTAATATCATCTGCCGAAATTGTTGGTCTTTCGTCAATACCGACCGCCACTTGCGTCACTGTCGGAGTTGATTCGCCAATTAGAATATCTAAAACCGAGACATTAGGCGAAACAGATGCAACGGCCCCATAATACCGGCTCGACAGAATCAGCGAGCCAATGCGCTCGCGCTGAGTTCCATCTAAGCCATTAAATCTGCTAATAATTGCGGCTTTTGTTAGTGCGACAATATCGCTTGGCAAGTGCGAATCATTGACAACGCGAACAGCGAATTTTACGGGTAGCGGGTCTGGACGCTGGAATTTCACTTCGTAACTTGGCGGTGGGTAGTTGTAGCCGGAGTTATCCACAATTATTTCTGCTGTGTTTCCATTATAGTCACATCCAACGTCTTTTTTAGACCAGATTGCCTGAGCAATATCCGCATCCAGTCCGCCAACAGCAGCAACATAAATTGAATGCGGGGCCAGCGGATAGCTCGTATTGCCAACCTCAACAATATCCCCACTTGGATTATCAATAACGTAAACATCAACAACATCGGTGATATTGAAAACAGCGGCATAGATTGAGGCGGGGGTTCCATGGGCGTTTAATGCCACCGAGTTTTTGCGCCTTATTTCAAAATCAGCGCGGCTTTCAACAACGGAGCCGATCAGGCCATCAGTCGGGTTTGTTATCGAATCCCAGCCGCTAACCGATTGGTATACTTTAACTAAAGTGCCAGCAGGGCACGCAATTGGGCCGGTTTCGATATTCTGAAACTCACCCGTAACTGTGCCGCCACTGCCGATTGTCACGGAGCCAGACAAGACGTAGGTGTTTCCGCTCGTATCTTGCGCCAGCGTTCCCGCCGGAATTATCGCGCCGACAACGCCAACAAGCTGACATTGCACAACGGTAGATAAAGCGGGCTTTCTCGATAAAAAATAGAGCCGTCCAAGCGCATCTTGAAAGCGCCCCGACGCATAAAGCGGGTCCATCTGATTGACAATTAACGCAACTTCGGCATTTTTATCGGCAATGACGGCTGATTGACTTGATGCGATCTGGCCTTGTGGCGTCTCAAGCGCCGGATTTACGCCACCGCCAAAAGCGGCATCAATATCTGACTGGACAGCTGCAAGGACTGCTGATTCTGCCGGAACAACCAGTCCAGCAGGGGTAAATTGGATTTTTGGCACGCTAGAAGTTAATGGCATTTTGATTTCCATTTTCGTCAACGAATCGCAATTCCCCGATTATCTCACGTTCAGAAAAAGAACTAATAATGCAAGTAGCGGAAACAACGCCGGAAACCGCAAGCGCCGCCCGCTCAAGATAACCGGTAATCAGTGACGCCGGCGGAAGTTGGCCAAGAATTTCTTGGAAATAAGGAATCCCTTTTGTCTGGTCGTACCACAACTCACCAAGGAAAAGCCTTAGCGCGCTGGCAACATCCTGAGCGATAGCATAGGCCGGACGAGCTAGCGCGATATTTCCAGAGCTGTCAAGTACTAAGTCCCATGCCGTTTGATCTAAAAGCAATGTATTTAGTGTGGCCATTATTGTGGACCTCCAGTTGATCCGCCGCCAGTCTGAACGCCGCCGTGAGTGTGCGTGACAAGGCTAATTCCGTCTGCGACAACATCGCCAACCACATCAACACTACCGGAAAATGACGCGCTGCCGCCGCCGGTTTGCGAAACCGAGCCATTTAGTACCGAGTTGCCGTTGACTGTAAAAGTCGGAGTCGTGATTGTTGTTGATGAAGTCGCATTAATTTCAACAGTTTGCGCTAAAATTTGAACGTCTGGCGCTTCAAGAATAGCAGCAGTCGGCGAGTGGATTTTAATTCCCGCGGTTGAAAACTGGACGTATTGGCTTGGCTGGCCATTGAGCACGCCCCCGATATACAGTCCATCCGAGTAGCTGAACTGCCGCAACGAATCAGGTGGGCTCGATTTTTTCGAAGACTTTACTTTTGAAATATCGCGCGAAGCAAAAACACAGATGCCAATATCTCCAACCTGCGGATCTAAAATGATTGCATTGCTGCCACCTTGAGCGCGAAAGTAGGG